CTACAACACCAGACTAAGCTGATCTTCGCCGTGATGACTTCGCGGGAAAACGTCTTGAGGAACCACCGCGCCGGGGACTGGCTGAGTCTGGTTTAATGATTCGTCTATTTGCGTCATGCTGGTAAAGCAGTAGCCGCACAACATGTTTTGACACTGGTGATAACTGCGTCGCACTAAATCACTCAACTCTACACTGGTACGAGTTTTCGCAACTGCACGGCAGCGAGGACAGCGCATTGCCATACGCGGGCCTCCTCTGGGCTGGTTAATATCACGTCAAGTATAACGCTTAACCCGTTGATTCGTCACCCGCCTCAGCCGTCCATTCATCGATCTTAACTTCCAGCTCCAGCGAGGTGGTAAAGCCGCCGCTGCCGATATCATGCACACATCGGGTAATCGTCCAGTAACCGTTATCAATCGTGGACTTAAAGCCCGATACGCTTGCCGGTTGTTCCGGGTACAAATCCGCCCGGCCCCGCGCCAGCGTGATGGAGAATGACGCCGCGCCACGCTGTAACTGGCTCCACTTCGCCGCCGCTGCCCGCTTCGCTGCCTTCTCGGTTTTGAACGTCTTGCGGATCACGAATACGTTGCCTTCCGCGCCTGCCATGTAATCCCCTTCTTTGCTGCTTGAGGCGGGTTCTTTCGGCTTCTTCGGCTGGGTTGTTCTGCGGCGTCTGCGGGTGTTTGTCTGTACCGTGGTGGCAGGCTTCTTCCCGAAATTTAGATCCAGCCAGTAGGCAGTAACGCCGGTATAAGCATCACGATCGGCAATGCTAAAGCTGTGCTTATCGCCGCTGGCCCGCACAATGCTGATCGCCGGTAATGGTTTACCGCTTTGGGTTAAGCCCTGCCCCGGCGTGATGAACAGCAACATGCCATTTTTAACGGTGGCAACCGCACCCAGCATATCCGCCATTCTGGTGAGAAAGCTGATATCTGATTCACTGGTCTGGTCTGCGTGATCGATCTCAATCTTCGCCAGTTCCTCACTCACCCCGGCTCGCAGGTCGTACCGGCTGGCGATACTGGCAACCACATCGCCCACGGTAATATCGTGCCAGGAATATTCACGCTTCACGTTGAACGTGTCGCGAAAGTCTGCGCTGCGGGCGCTGATTGTGAGCTGATCAGGCGGGCCACGGTGCGCAACCTCATCAACGGTGTACAGTCCTTTAAATATCAGCGGGTCATTATCCCAGCCCAGCGAAACGGAAATCTTCGCGCCACGCGATGGCATAACGATCTGTCCGTCTGAATCATCCAGCGTGAGATCAAGCGTATCCGCTTCAAATCCCCGATTGTCCGTCAGCGACAACGAGATCAAACGGTCATCCAGCGCGGTGAGCTGCTTGCCCTCAATCTGAATACTGAACGCCGGGCGGGGCGAATAACGCGCATCATCATCCAACATCTTATTGGTTCCCTCATTGGTGAGGGTACCATCGTCGCCACGCGCGCGCGTACAGACAACGCGTGGCTGTTGTTGCGGTCTGCTGACAACGCCCACCTCTCGCACCGGCTGGCAATTGTCGCAATGATAAGTGGCAATCATTGACCTGGCGAGGCAACTACATGGCCACAAATAACCATCACGGTGTAACCGTCACGGAAACCACCGATCTGAGCACGATGATCACCGATATTGATTCGGCGGTTATCGGCGTCGTTTGTATCGCTGACGATGCAGACGAAGAAGCTTTCCCGCTGGATACCCCTGTACTCATTACCCGCGTGGCTAACATGCTGGGCAAAGCAGGCAAAACCGGCACCCTGTTCACCACTCTGAAAGCCATTTCAGACCAGACCAGCCCACAGACCATTGTGATCCGCGTGGCTGATGCGTCCAAAATCGTACCCCCGGAAGGCGGCACGGCCCCAACGCAGGATCAACTGGTTATTGGCGGTACTGACCTAGATACCGGGCTTTTCACCGGCATGTATGCGCTGCTATCGGCTGAGATGCGTGTTGGCGTCCGCCCGCGTGTGCTTGCCGTTCCCGGCCTTGATACTCAGCCAGTGGCGGCGCAGCTCGGTGTGATGGCTGAGAAACTGCGCGCCTTTGCTTACGTATCCGCGAATGGCTGCAACACCATCGCAGAGGCGAAGACGTACCGCGAGAATTTTGCCCAACGTGAAATGATGGTGATCTGGCCTAACTTCATTTGCTACGACACCAACGCGGGAGCAAACGCCACCGTGCCGGTGGGTGCTCATGCGGTAGGGATGCGAGCAAAAATCGACGCAACGCAGGGATGGCACAAAACCATTTCCAACGTGCCGGTGAATAACGTGCTGGGGATGGATCGCGATATCTATTTCACCCTACAGGGCACCGATACCGATGCGGACGAGCTGAACGCCGCAGGCATCACCACCCTGATCAAACAGGATGGTTATCGCATCTGGGGATCACGTACCTGCGACGAAGAAACCTACATTTTTGAGAGCTACACCCGTACCGCTCAGATTGTGGCGGATACCGTGGCAGAGGCTCACTTCTCCTATGTTGATAAGCCGCTCACCCCGTCGCTGGTGAAAGATATCGTTGACGGTATCAACCGCAAGCTGACGTCCTATGTGACGGCGGGCAAGCTGCTGGGTGCGCGCTGCTGGTACGACCCTGAACCGAATACCAGCGAAACGCTGCGCAACGGGCAGCTCACCATCAAATACAACTACACGCCTGTCCCGCCGCTGGAAAATCTCAGCCTGGTGCAGGAGTTCACTGATGAATACTTCGCTACGTTTTCCAGCGCAGTGAATAACTAACCGGGGGCGCATATGGCTCTGCCTAAAAAACTTAAATACTTCAACATGTTCTTTGACGGGGATAACTATTTCGGCATGGTGCCGGAAATCACCCCGGCGAAGTTAACCCGCAAAACAGAGGATTATCAGGCCGGTGGTATGCCGGGTTCTGTCGCGGTCGATCTCGGCTTTGATGCCGGGGCGCTGGATATGGATATCACCCTTGGCGGCATGGATGCGGGGCTGCTTAAAAAATGGGGCATCGCCACCGCCGATGGTATGCAAACACGCTATGCCGGGTCTTACCAAGATGATTCAACCGGCGAAGCGGTACCCGTTGAAATCCAGACGCGCGGGCGCTTCACGGAGATGGATCCGGGTACGTCCAAAACCGGGGATGACACTTCCCATAAGTACACCCTGAAAAATACCTATTACAAGCTGACCATCAACGGCGAAGAAATCATTGAAGTTGATGTGCTCAATATGATCTACAAAGTTGGCGGCGTTGACATGATGGAAAAACACCGCGCTAACATTGGCTTATAAGGAATTAACGCACCATGACCAAAGTAACCGGTAAAGAAGTTGTAACGCTCAATGCACCTATCGTTCGCGGCAAGACGGCAATCAGCGAAATCACGATCACGCCAGTCTTAAAGCAGGCCGGATCGCTGCGTGGCTTAAAAGTCTATGACGTTCTGACGTCGAATTATGATGCGCTGGTTGTTCTGCTGCCCCGCGTTACCGCCCCGGCGCTGACCGCTGACGAAATCGCCCGCATGGATACGTGGGACTTCTGCCAGCTCGCCAATGCGGTGGTTGATTTTTTGCAACCACCTTCGGATCAGAGCGGGACGGATACGGGCAGCGCGTCATCCGATGCCCCTGCGAACGCATAGAAAACTTAATGGCGGATATCGCCGTCATTTTCCACTGGCGACCAGCGGAGATGGACGCCATGACGGTAGAGGAACTTCTGTTATGGCGTGATCAAGCCGCTGCGCGCAGTGGCGGAGATCAATAAATGGCAGACCGCAAATTAAATATTCAGGTTGCTTTCAGCGCCCTGAATAATATGTCCCGCCCTGTCAGTGCGGCGCGCCAGAGCGCCGCCGCGCTGGCCTCTCAAATCAAGCAGACGCAAAGCAGCATCAAAGGGCTTGAGCGTCAGGCTTCCAGCTTTGACCGGCTGACCGCAGCCAATAAGAAGACCACCGATCAACTGGCTCAGGCAAAGACGCAGGCGCGTGAAATGGCGGCGGCATTCGGCCCGCTACGCCAGCGCAGCACTGAGCAAGTTACCGCCCTCAATCAGCAGCGGGCAGCGATCCGCAACCTGACAGCCCAGCAGAAAACGGAACAGGCCCAGCTTAATCAATTGCGCGCCAGCTTCTACAGCGAAGGGATTGCGATCAGCAGCACCAGCCGGGCAACGGAACAAATCAGCCAGCGCACCGCGCAGTACAACCGCCAGCTTACTGAGCAACAACGGCGGCTTGAGTCCGTCACTCAGGCGCAAGCCCGCTATGCTCGCGCCAAAGAAACCGGTGAGAAGCTGCAAAGCGCTGGCATGAAGACCGCTGCGACTGGTGCGGCGGTAGTAGCTCCTGTCGTCGCCGCTATCAAGAGTTACAGCAGTCTGGAAGACGCCATGAAGGGCGTATCCAAACAGGTGAATGGTCTGCGCGATGATAGCGGCAACCGCACAGCTCAGTTTGCTGAGATGCAAAAGGCCATCAAAGACGCTTCCGAAAATCTACCCATGCCCAACGGGGCGGTTGATTATGCCGCGCTGGTAGAGGGCGGCGCTCGTATGGGCGTGGCTAATAGCGATGATCCATGGCAGAAGCAGAAAAAAGATCTGCTGAATTTTGCCAACACTGCCGCCATGGCCTCAAAAGCATTTGAGCTGCCTGCCGATCAGTTGTCAGAAAGCCTGGGTAAGATTGCAGGCCTGTACAAAGTACCAATACAGAATATTGGCGAATTAGGCGACGCCATTAACTATCTTGACGATAACGCCAAATCAAAAGGCTCCGAAATAATTGATGTTCTGTTGCGAGTGGGCGGCACTGCCGATCAGCTCGGCTATAAGAACTCGGCGGCGTTAGGGTCTACATTCCTGAGCCTTGGTGAAGGCGCAGAGACTGCTGGTACTGCTGTTAAAGCGATGGTGCGCGAGTTGGGCAACGCCATGGTGCAACCGGATCGGTTTATGGAAGGTCTGGACGCGCTGGGGCTGAGCGCGGAGAAGGTGCAGAAGAACATGGCAAAAGACGCCATGGGCACCATTATGGCGGTGATGGAAGCCACCAAAAAGCTTGACGACGACAAGCAACTAAACGTTCTTACTCAGCTTTTTGGTGATGAATATGCCATGGCAGTAAGAAAGGTCGCCAACAATCTTCCTGAGCTGCGCAGACAGCTCGAATTAACCCACGGCACCGCGTCGAAAGGATCCATGAAGCGGGAATCCGATATTGATAAAGATTCCCTTTCATCACAGTGGCAGATAACCAAAGCTGAGTTTGGCAACAATTTCAGCGCGCTGGGCGAAACCATGCGCGGGCCAATGATGGCGATTATGAAATCAGTCGGCGGCGTTCTGCAATCAATCCGGGGCTGGATTGAAGCCAACCCGGCATTGGTTGCCGCCATCATGAAGACCGTCGCCGCGATTGGTGCCATTCTCACGGTGTTGGGTTCGCTTATGCTGGCGCTGGGCGCAATTCTTGGCCCGATGGCCCTTGTACGCCTGAGCTTTACCACGCTGGCAGGTGAAGGCGGGATCGCTAAGCTGCTGACCAGCATCACCCGGCTGGGCGGCGCGTTTCAGTGGCTGGCTGGTTCGCCTATGCAGGCGCTACTTACTGCCGGTCGTGCGGTCTTTGGCCCCCTGATCACGCTGCTGGCGGGTATCTCTGCCCCAGTCTGGGGTCTGATTGCCCTGTTTGCTGGCGTCGCTATTGCGATCATCCAGTTCTGGCAACCTATCAAGGCGTTTTTCAGCGGGTTCTTCACCGGTCTGATGCAGGGGCTACAGCCGATCTTTTCTATCGTTTCCGCAGTATTCTCACCGCTGGTACCGATATTTGACGCCATCATCTCCGCGCTCAGTACGGTATGGGACTGGTTTACAAAGCTGTTTGAGCCGATCCAGTTCTCCACTGAGGCGCTTAAATCCTGTACCAGCGCCGGGGAGTCCTTCGGCAAGATTGTGGGTGAGGCCATCTCACTGGTGCTATGGCCCGTTGAACAACTCTGGAAAGGTCTGGATCTGGTGCTGGAAAAGCTGGGCTTGATCCCCGATCAGGCAGAGAGAGCCAAAAAAGCCGTTGAGCAGGTGAACACGCAGAAGAAACTTACCGGGCTGGCGGATACGCTTGCCGGGGATCTGAAAGCCGTCACCGCGCAATCGAAGAAGGAAGAGGAGAAGAAGGAGCAGAAGCGAAAAACCGAACAGAGCCAGCAACAGCAGGCGCTTGCCAATAACCTGAAAGGCCCGGCAAACCTCGCACCTAAGATCAGCGGTAGTCTGGATAAAATCGCCAGCAACACGGCAGAGAAGAAAGACGGCCCCGGTGAAATCGTCTTCAAGAATAAGCAGCCGTACATTCCTATCCGTGGCGGGTACGCCGAACCGGTGCAGCAGGTTCAGCGGCAGGTGCCATCACTCACAGCATGGATGCAGCAGCAGGCTGGCGCGCTCGTTTCTTCGGTGCTGCCGTACAGTGTTCAGCAGCCTGCCGCCCGTTCTCCAGTGTCGGCGGTTCCGTCTGCGGCTTCCGTCGCGGCGCTGATGCCTGGCGGCGACGTGTTTAACTTTGAAATCAACATCAACGATGCGGGCCAGATGGATGAACAAAAACTTGTCCAGCACATCCGCGAAGAGTTCACCGTTGCCCAGCTGCAGGCCGCACGGCGCAAACGCTCGCAACTGACCGACCACGAATAAGGGGCAAAGCCATGATGATGATATTGGGCATGTTTCCGTTTGCACTGCAAACGACGCCCTACCAGACGTCGAACCAGTCGAATACATGGCGACACGTCAAAAACGATCGCGTGGGGAAATCCCCGCGCTATCAGTACATAGGCCCGGATGAAGAGCCGATCACGCTATCCGGTACGCTGTACCCGGAAATCAGCGGCGGCGATGTGTCGCTCACTACGCTGGAGACAATGGCATACACCGGCAGAGCCTGGCCCCTGATTGAAGGTACCGGCAAGATTTACGGTATGTATGTGATCGACGGGTTAACCCAGAATCGCACTGAGTTCTTTCAGGACGGGAAAGCGCGGAAGATTGATTTTACTCTCACCCTGAAAAAGGTCAGCGAGGATATCAGGGAGAAGCTGGCGGAAATTACCAACGATGATGTGCTGTCTATGGTGAAAGCGGGGGTGAATTTCTAA